TTTGCCGCCTACTTGCAGCAGTCCTGAAATGTCAAACATTATTGTTTACTCCTTGAAAGCATGGTTGCGGCAATACTCAGCATGGTTCGTGCTGAATCTAAGTTTGGTGGTTCAGTTTCCCACCCCACGGTTATCTGCCCCACAAACCGCCCTGGCTCTGGTGGAACACTGATTCTGCAAGTATAGGTAACGCCCTTGTTAATGTACCAAATACCCATTTCAGACTGCGCGGTGCGGTACTCACCGCAAGGAATTTCGTTTGCCATCAGCTTTACGACATCGGCGTTATTGGCTGCGTTGTTTGTAAACAGTCCTACGTCCAGCCCGTCATTGGTTTTGTCTCGCCCGTCTTTGGCATAGGCTCGGTAAAGAACCCTAGTCCCAAACATTGGATTGACTTTGAACACGGCAACCACAGTGGCGTTTGTGGTTTTAAATAAATGGGCGGAAGCATCTTCAACCCTATCTTCTGCAATGGACGGAATTTTCTTGGATTCTTTGTAAGCCCCAATAAGCAAGTCTTGATTCGTATAAACAAAATAGCCAGCGAAAGCAACCAAGCCCATAATAAGGATGGCAGCAAGTTTAAATGGCGAATCTACATACCCAAGAACTTTGTCAAGGGTTGAATTGGCGTTTAAAGTTCCTTCGCTCACAGCTTCCCTTTCATTGCAATAATCCCCCAAGCCACCAATGTGAATATGGCTGCGGCTACCAATATGCAAAGCGCCATCGTGATGGCTTCGTCAATCTCCTGCTTGCGGTTTTTAGCCGCCCTAGCATCCAATATCTCCTGCGTCCGTCTGCGCTGCACAATGCTGTTGCGCTCTAAAACAATCTGTGTCCATAAAGCTGAGTGACCTTGGTTAATAAAATGCCACTTCAACTCTTCCTCGGCTTTATTAAGCTCATGCAGTTGCATGACGGTACTCATTGCTTGGCTAGTGTCAGAGGAGTATTTCTTTTTCGGGTCTTTTATTGCTTCTTTGGCTACCTTATCTTTTGCGTCAAAGAACTTCATCACATCGCCAGTGATGCCTTGCACATCCTTGCCCATTTTGATTGCGGCTTGGATTCCTTTTATAGCACCCTGTGCTATGGCAAACGCGCTAATTGGGTCGATCATTCTTAGTCTCCAACACCCAACGGCACACTCGCCCGTCTTTGTCTAAAAACTCATTCGCCCCATACTTTTCATTCGGCAACACAACACGGCACACCAACACGATTTTTGTATCCGTGTTGGGCCAAGGTATCTGTGCTGATGCGACATCTACCACTTGACCTCATTTAGTGCTTAAAGTAATTTAGTAAGTAACCGACAACAGCAGAAACACCTGAAACGATGGTCATTCCAAACCATAGACCGCCACGACCTTTATTTGCCAAGGCCATCAGCTCATCAAGTTGACGTTCAACCTTGTCCATTTTCTTATCCATGTCCTGTACTTTCTGCCAAAGAACACCGTACTTTACAAGGTCGATCTCGTTTCCTTCTGCCATAACGTCAGTCTCCAACATTTAGATGCCTTCGCCCTGCACAATGTAAACAGTAGCCGCTGCTGATGCAAGTCCGCTGAAGTACGATGTACGTGCAAAGCGAAGAATCTCTACTGCACCTGGCACTAGAACGATGGCTGGGCTTGGATTGCCTGATACTGGTTCAACAGCGTTTGCCGTAGCCAATGCCGCAGTCGTGCCAACACCCAGAAATACTGTGAAAGTACTCGCGTTAATGATGCGATATTGACCAGTGCCTTGTGCATCTAGTCTTCCGCTAACCAGTGCCTGAACGCCAGTAGGGGCAGTAGATGCCGCAGGAACTACTACTGTTTCTCCAAGTGGGGCAAATGCAATTTGTGAATTAGTAGACATGATTTAATCCTTTTTCAAAGTTTTCTTACGAAGGCGCTGCTCATAAAACACAAATTTACGCCTGGATTGTATGTTTGGCTTATGCCAGATGCTTGAAATAATCTTAAGTCTAAATAATCTGTTGTTCCATTCACTGGAATAATGTCAGACACACCAAGACCAGGCGCTATTTCTGAACTATAAGGGCCACGAGCGTATTCAGTGCCATTTAAAAATACACTTATAAAGCAGTTTCCACCGCCAGCGGGAAAATAATTTGCAACAGCATTGACTTGGAAATAGCCAGGGGTTGTTGGCGTAAATCTGTACGTTACTGGGTCATAGTTCCCATTTGTATCGTACTGCTCAGTGTTCAATGGCAATACAGTGTGAGTTGCATTTGCAATTGAAACACTAGCGTTTTGGTACGCACGAAATGCAGGCCCATTAACTTCTCTAACTGTTTTCAGCATGAGATTCTCCTTTAATCAAGAGCAGCCAACTGCTCGTCAGTTGGTTTATCAAGTGTTTTGTGCTCCCAGACACTAATGTAGCTTGGGCTGCCATTTGAGTCATTCATCAAAACGATAGTGTTGTTTGCAAACACATCTGGTGTGTTTTTCAACTCTGGATAGATGGCAATGATTTTGTCGTAGAGTTCCATGATTTTTCCTTTCAAGGGTTGCGGGCGTAGTCGATCTGCATTCCGCAAAGTGCGAAACTTGGGGTATAACTTTGTGTTGAGCCAGAGGTTTGAAAAACATAAAACTCAAAATAATCTGTGGAGCCATTGGCGTACACCATGCAATCAACATCAGCGCCAGCAGCCGCAGCAACATTAATCACATTCATTCCCCTATACACTTCCGCTGCATTTTGAAAAATGGAAACGAAAAAGTTTGTGCCGCCACTAGGAAAATAATTTAAACGTGCATTGATTCGGTAGTAACCTGCAACAGTAGGGGTAAACCGATAAAGAGTTGTATTGAAATTGTTGTTGCTGTCCCAAGACTCAACATCTAAAGGAATTTTTGTAAATGTTGAAGTAGGCACACTTAATGTAGTAGCTACATTTTGATAAGCATAGACAGTAGGTGCAGAACCAAGCGCAGTTCTTGGCGCAGCTAAATGTGCTCCGCCATAAATGTTAGTAGTTCCACCAGTGCCCACGTTGTTTAGTGTGTTGTTACGCTCAACAAAGTTGCCGCCATCCAGACTTGTGCCAATAAAATAAACTGTGTTTGTGTTTCCAGCAGTAGTGCCGTGAGCAATCCAACAATCCTCAACAACAAGATTTGCCCACGGGCCTGTTACATAGAAGTTAGCACCATCAGTAACACCATAACCGTTGTACTCAAAATAAGTTTGTTTAAAATGAACTAGACGAGTCGCAACACCTCCGGGCGCATCGCCGATGTAAACACCAAAACCATTGTTGCTTTCAATAATGCCGCCAATCCAAGAAAACCCCTGCGCTCCTTTGACTTTTACGCCGCCAAAATCACTACCAAATCCTGTGTTTGTACCCCCGTTGTGGCGCGAATCACATTGAAAAAATGTTACGCAATTTGCTGTTCCAGCATCAGACAATCGAGTGTCTTCATAAACGCCAATACCTGCGTTGTAGGTAAACATACACTGCGAATATCTTGTTGCCCAAGCGTAACGATGGTACAAACCATGACGACCATTGTTGTTTGAATGGACTGCAAAAAAGAAACAATACGATGGGTTTCCGCTGTTTGTGGTTGTGTTGTAAAGACTTATCCCATCACGACTAGCTATATTTCCAGAACCATCTACACCAAAATTTTGAAAAGTGGTGTAGTAATTTGAACCACTTAAATCAAGAGCATCACCTGTTCCATAGTTTTTAATAATTGAAACTGTTGGTCCTACGCCAGCAATTGGGCAAGAAGCCTTTATGGAACTCGTAATTTTATAAGTTCCAGCAGGAATAAAAATTGTTTTTTTATTATTCAAGCAGTACAAGGCGCAAGCATTAAGAGCTGCGGTGTCATCAGTAGAACTATCACCAACAGCACCAAAATCTTTTACACTAACTAAATCTTGCATCTTGTCTTGGGCAGACCTAGCCACGGAACTTTCATTTGCTTGGTCAAAACCAATCCAATCAGAGCCATCGTCACCAGCAAGATTTTGAACTGTACCGACTTGACCTTTAAATCCAGTAAACGAAATCAAATTAGCACTGTAACGCCCATCTGTAGATGGTGAGCTATATACCACGCTACCATTCTTATTCTGAACTTGAATGCTGTAATCGCTATTTACAAAGATGTTTGCTGGCGTTCCTTGGTAAACAGGATAGCCCCCACTTGTGCGAATCGGCTGGACAGCGGTGATAGTCAGCGCAGAATCAAAAAACGCAACAATCGGGTTGGTGATTGGGTTCAGATTGACTGTGCCGATAAAGATATAACCATCATCAAGCGGCTGTCCATCAGCATCCGCAAACGCTGGGAATGGTGGTTCTACTGATAGTGCTGACATTTATTGATTCTCCTGGTCAAATTGACGCTCGGCTTGGGTTGCTGTCTGCAACCATTGAATTCTTGCATCTAATGTTTTTGGCAGTTTAGCTGCATCTGCAAAATTTTGGAAGGCTTCTGACATGGCTGCACGGCGAATAGTAGCTGTGCTTGGTGTTCCAGTGGTTGCAGCTTCAACAGCAAGTTTTTGGAATCCCTCATCAGCAAAAAGTTTTCCTGCTGCTTTTAATGAATCCTTATTACCTTGGGTCATTGCCCCAGTAATCACTGATGTTGCTGCGGCTGCGATAGGGCCACCCATTGCGGCAGCACCAGTTAATGCGCCTTTGGCTAAAGTGCTTTCCATAACTTTACCAATCAGGCTTTCGGCTTGCATACCTTGTAGCAACGCTTGGTTTGCTTTCCCTGTGGTCAGAACATTGGCTCTAGCCTCTGTGACACGCTTAGAAACAACGTATAGGTCACGCAACACATCTGTTGAGTCTTTACCAAGCGTGTCCACAATAGTCTTATAAACAGGTGGATTTGCTCTTAATTTGGGATATAAATCAGCAAACTCCGAAAACCCAAAGCCACCCTTTTCTGCACCCCTTGCAGACCTTGTAGCCGCCGCCAATGCCGTTGCCACCGTTTCTTTACGAAACTCCTCTGGCACTATTTTGAGCAAACGATTGAAGTCGCCTGTATCACCCTTGCCACCACTGATAATTGCTGATCTTAATTTTGAACCTAAACTGCCTTCAATATCTTGACCAAACGCATTGATGATTCGTTGACCTATTGCTTTTTCTTTTGCAGTTAAAAGGTTGGCACTACGTAATTGTTGACGTGTTTCTGCATCTGCCAACTTTTCAACATTGTCAAGCTGGTCTTTTGCTAATGCGCCATATATTTCTTTTAATCTGCCTTGAGATATGCTTTTTGAATAATCATTCTGACCAAACTTGATTGAATCACCAATCAGAGTTTTTTCTTCTTTTAAACGACCATACGGGACTTTACCTGCATCAGCATCACTCACCATTTTATTAAACATTTTAAGGGTTGAATTTTTCTCAACGCCCTCTTCGCCTAATCTTGTTGCTATTTCAGCTAGTTTCGCTTTTAGTGCTGGAAATGTAACCAATGTTTGCTCTGGTACTTTTAAATCAACTGCTTCATATAAAACTTTTGCTTCTTGAGCCGTTGTTTTTTGTTGTTGGATGAGTGAGTCTTTAATCTTTTGCGAGACTACGCCAGGTGCAACTGCACCTTCAACAAAGGTAGCATCAAATTGCTTGATTACATCATCTGCCTTGTCCACGGCCTGAGTAACCGTATTGCGCCATGCTGCCTCTGCCTCACTACCTGCGGCTGATCTTGTCAAACCTGCGGCTGCTCGGACTTGTGGGTTGTCACTAAACACATCAGCAGGTAGTTGGATGCCAAGCCTGTCTGCTGCTTCTTTAGCTGTAATATTAACTTGAGCAAGGTCTGCTAAGCGGTCACGTGCGCCAGCCGAACCAAATCCTGTGCCTGAGGCTTTTTTGACCAGACTTCCAATCTCTTCTTCGGTAATCTCTACTACAACTGGTGCTACTGTGGGTGCTGCGGGTGCTGCTATCGGAATCTCTGCGGCAACTGGAACTGTCTCTGGTATTGCTGCGGCAACAGGCGTTGTTGGAGGTGCTTCTGGGGTTATTGCTGTTCCCATTGGTGCGGCTGCGGCTGGCGCAGGTGCTTTGCCTGTAACACGCTGTATGCCCTTTTTAACTGCTTGGACAACTGGAGGCACAGTTCTCTGCAAAATCGGCCCTGCTGGGCCTGTGACTGCGGCTGTGAACACTTCGCCTTTGTTGAATTCACCACCAGTTGCCGCTTGGCTTGTCTCAATGATGGCCTGTGTTCCTGCGCTTCTCATAATTGCGCTAGGAATAGTTGTTGCTCGACCTGCTGGAGTGAAGGCTGCTAGTGCCGAGCCAATGCGTGGAATATCACCAAAAGTTAAACCTGGGGTTATTGCGTACTCTTGTTGATCAACCGATGACCGTAGTAGGTAGTTGCCTTTAGCATCTTGTCGGACTTGAACTCCAGGAAAATTTGCTTGCAAAACTTGCACGGTTTCTTTTGGGTCGCTCATAAGCGTTCCCAATGCGGTTTTGAAACCAGCCACACTTAACTGGTTAAGTTCTGGCATATTTACCCACTCAGGAAGTGCTTGCGTCTCAGGGGTTGCACGTTGTCGGCCAGTAATTGATTCTGAAATGCTCTCCAAAAAGCCCATTGGCTTTGGCTGTGATGCCGCCCATTGTTCAGGCGATATTGGGGCTGCAACTGGCGCAGCAGCGGATGCAGCAGGAACAGGAGCTGCTGGTGCAGATTGCTTAGTCTGAGATGCCAGCCATTCTTCTGGACTCATTGCTGCGCCCCCACAGATTTCTTGTAGTCGCTCCACTGAGTATCAGTGAAGTTTGTAGGACGATTGAAAGTCTGACCATTAACTATCACACTATTTGGTGATGGCGTTGGTGGAGGTGCTGCTGTCTCTGGGCCGAACACGTTTTCAGGGTTAAGTTTGTAATTCTTGACCACTACGCCAAGTGCTTTCTTATCTTCGCCTGCTTTCTTTTGTGCAGACTCAAGATATTGTTTTGCCAGATTTACATACTCTTGACGCTGTTTTGAATCAAGCGCAAAGAGTTGACCGCTTTGCAGTTTTTGTGATTCATTAAGCAGCCTTTGGTAAAGACCAGCAGTGTCTCGTCCTGTTGCAAATTCTGTCTCACGCACCACTGAGCCTGGGTCAAGCATTTTTTGGAATCCAGTGATTAGTGCAATGTCACCTGGACCATTCTTAGCCTCGGATGATGACTTAATGTTTTGATAGGTTGTACCAAGTTCGCTATATACCTTAGTTCTTGCTTGGAATTCTTTACGCAGCTTTTCTTCTTGCTCAAATGCTTTGGCTGGGTCAAGTCCACCACTGGCTTTGAGTGCTTCTAACTCAAGTGCAGATTTTTTAATTTCCAAACCAAGTTTTTTTGTCTGAGCCAATGCCGAGCCAGTCTGCGCTGTAGTCAAGCCAAGGTCGGCAGCTTTTTTATTTAAATCTGCAAGTGCATTCTTTTCAGCAAACTTTGCATCAACCATTGCTTTTGCTGCGGTTGCAGTGGCTAGGTCTGCGTCTGCTTTTGATTTTTCTTTTGCGTTGGTAGCATTAGCTTGTGCTATGGTAGCGTCTGCAACGGCTTTGTCAGCTTTTGCAACAGCCTCTCTTAATTTAGATGGTGCTTCTGCCGCTGTTTCACGTGATCTACGAACATCAGTGATTGATTGATACCAATCTTTTCCAAAAGTTGCAGCACCAAGTAATTCAATAGTGTCGGCAGCTTTTTTGGGCGATATGTCTATAGTTTTGAGAGCATCTTGGAAGGCAAGTTTTTGCTGCGGGTCTTTTTCTGCTTCTATGCGCTGGCTTAAAATTGTTTTTGCAGTCTCTGGGTTTTGTTCTAATGCAACAAGCAATTGACCAGTAAAACGCTTAGATGACTCTAATTCTCGATCACTCATATTTTTAGCAACAGCTTGCAATGCGTCAAATTGCTGTTTATTAGCCCCAATTAAAAGTGGCTCAATGTCGGAGTAATTACGCTGTGCTACTGGTTTTGCAAAAAAAGTATCAATTCCCGCTTGTGTTTTAGCTGCTTGCTCACGTACCCGTGTTTGTGCTTGCGCTTCTGCACCTGCTGCGCCAAGTTTAAAGCCCCCAAGTGCCGCCTCAAACGGGCTTTGGACGTTTACTGAGTAATCAATCGGGCCTTGGAATGGGTTTATGGTTGCCATGTGTTATCCAATCAAAAACCAAAGCCAGGAGTTTTACCTGCGCCATATTGAGCACCGAGAAACTGAGCTGGCAAATTAAATAGCTGTCCGTAAGCCTTGGCCTCACCAATTTGGCCGCCAGCTCTAGCTGAACCTTGTTGGGATAATAGATTGGCAATGTTAGTGCCTGATTCCATACCAGCAGCACCAACACCAGTAGCAGAACGCTGACCTAAAGCTGTAATTCCACCCAAACGCTCATATTGTTTGTCAATAAGGCCTGAAAGAAGAGCTGGCCTAAATTGAGCCAGTGCGCCTTGAATATTCCCACCACGCAAACCACCAGTAGCCGATGCTCGTTGTAGCAATGCTTCCTCACCTTGACTTGCAAGAGCTTGGAATGTCTCTCCACCGCTGATGCGCCCAATAGCCGCACGTTCTGCTTCTGGCCCTTGTAGACCAAGAAATGCTTGCTGTGCTTCAAGTGCGGGAAGACCTGCCTCAGAATAAGGCTTGAGTAATTCACGCATAGCATCAAATTGTCTGCGCTGTTCTTCAATGCCAGCTTGAGATGCTGCGGCTTGTGTACCTGCGGCATCTTTAGCCGCACTACCTTGAATTGCACCACCTACAAGCTGACTTCCACCTACAATAAGGGCTGTTACTGGATTAGGCATTGCCAAACTCCTTCATATAGTCTTCAAATTTTTCGCCATACAATTCCATGACAAGATGAGCATTCTTTGTGGCAAACGTTGGGCCATGCGTAAGCGATACAGCCATCAAAATCAGGTCGTAGTAACCTGCTCGCCAAACGAATGATTTTGCATCGGCTTTGCCTTCACGCTCGGCTTGATCTGAGGCTTGCCACTTCATGATTGCTGTTGCCAACAATGGCACGAGATGATGACTGTTTGTGATAAAAAACTGGTTTTGATGTATGCCCACCAGTGTGTTCCAGATGGCTGCATTCAGGTCTTTGCGCTCTACCGTATCGCCATCGGCAATATCGTCAAACACCTGAATGGCATCGTAAACCATGACAAGCCATTCCACAACTGGCATAGGCAGCATAAAAACCCTTTGCAGGTTCTCTTTAAGCCAATCAGTCATGCACAACTCCTTAATGGGGAAGGCCGCTGGATGCCATAACTCAGCGGATTGATTTTCGCACATTTTCGCATTTCGTCAATCCATTTCAGATTCACGCTCTTCCCAAGCCTGACAAACCCGCATATCGTTGCAGATAAAGTTCAGTTTTTCACAGTGACCCCTAAATCCTGCGCCCTTGTCATAAGCCGCCATTGGGATGCGCTCAATTCTGACTTGGGTCATAAAGCTATTATCGTAATACTCGCAGTTCGAGCAATGCTTGCGTCTTGCGTCTTTTTCATCGCATTGCATTGCTTCTGCCAAACCTGCGTAGAACTCCTTATTTGCACCAGGCTCATTGGTGGGCATTTCAGGGCCATAGTTCCAATCAGCGACCGCAACGGCATAGTTCTTTTTATTCTCTGCGTTGGTCAAAAATTCTTCTTCCATCGGCAAGCCATTAAAGCCCCGTGGAATAACCATAAATTCTTTCATGCTGTGCTCCTTTAAGTAATTTCTCGGCCTGATGCTCGAATTGTCAATGATGTGGCTGCGCTGGCAATGGTGGATATGAAACTACCAGACTCAAGTGCTTGACCAACCAACTCAGGGAATGTGTAGGTCTCATCTGGTGCGATGCTTCGGGTGTCAACGATTAAGTTGGATACACCAGCACTGCCAGCAACTGTCACCAAGTTAACGCTGATCGTCACATTTCCTGCCGTGGTATTGGTGGCAGTGAATTTGTCAATGATCGCTTTACAGTTCACAGCGGTGTACTGCGTAGTCTGTGTGCCTTCTGCCTGTTTTGGTGGTATCAGCACCTTGATTGATACGGTCATTTCATACTCCTTATGTGGCTTCGCCACCACTTGCGATGATTGTGAGGCCAGTTGATGCCGCTTGAATTTGTATTGTGTCGCCTGCGTTCAGAACTTCAATGCCATTGTATTGCAGAGCATTATTAGCGGGAACAGAGACATCGTAAAGAAATGCATTACTTGTACCTGCCGAGCCTGCTGATGGTACTAAAAACACTCTCACGTTAATCGAGGCTGCCGTTGTGTTGGCAATGCTGAATTCTTTGAGCAAAGTGCGAGTACTAGCAGGCACGGTGTACAGCGTAGTCACGCCAGTTGTGATGTCTGCTTGACCAAGTTTTGCGGGTGTGATTACATCGAAAGCCATGTAAGTACCTTAGTTGATGTAAAACGATTCCAATCAGTAGAGGTTAAATAACCATTTGCGCTTGCAGTTGCAGCCGCCATACTAATAGCTGGAGTTGTGCCGCCAGATGACACAACGGGCGCAGTGCCTGTGACACTTGTTACAGTTCCAGTTGTCGGTGTTGTCCATGTAGGGGTTACACCTGTTCCAGAGGATGTAAGCACTTGACCTACTGTTCCTTGTGCCGCATCAAAACTAAGTGTTCCTGTAACGCTCAAATCTACAAAATTTGCGTTTTTAGGAGTTGTAGCCCCAATGGTCATATTGTCAATTGTTCCTACATTAGTTGGAGCAATTTCAACCGAACCTGCGCCAGTAGGCTTTAAATGCACATGACCAGTGCCAGTGGGACTAATATCTATTTGTGCGTTTGTACCGTTTAAATTGGTAGAAACATTGACAGACATATTATCGCCACCGCCAGCACCAACACTCATTTGAGTTGTGCCTGAAGCATTTTTAAGCGATAAACCAGCAGAGTTTAGTGCTTGGACAATAGGTGTAGTGACGCTAGTAGATGCACTTAATGTTGTAACGCCTGTTGTTGCACCTGTGTCGCTAATTGTGACAACAGAGTTTTGAATGACCTTGCCAGTAGTTCCATTAAACCTAGCAACAGCATTATCTGTTGCGCTGGCAGGGCCAATAACATCGCCAGTTTCATAACTTGCTGGAGCTAAAGCCATCAATTCAAGGGCTTGAGCCAAACGTGGAATGGCATCTAATGCTTGTTGCACTTTTGCATTCAAGACTGCATCATCGACTGCGGTGCTTTGCGCCAAAGTAGCAATTTGCGTCAGCGCCTCATTTGCTGTTGCTGCCGCTGTGTCTGCCTGATATTCAAAATCAATACCGACAATTACTTGAAGTTGGTCAACAGTTGAAAACAGCAACTCAAACTGCCTAATCTGTTGCTGATCGGTCAGAAAAGTCGCAAGTTGATCTCGCGTCAAATTCAGTCTGCGGGAAATAGGTGCGGTTGCCATTAGTACGCCAATGGCTCAATCTGAGCCTCAAGACGAACATAAGACACATGGGCATCGCTATCGCCACGGAAACGCTGGATGCGCCAGTTCCTCATGTGCCCTTGCTGAAACCATGCAAGACGCTTTTTGGTGTTGCCAATCGTGCCAACTGAGATAAACTTTTCTTGGCTGTATGACTTGCCATCTAAAGAATAGCTGGTGCTGATTTGCGGGTTCTTGCCAAGAGCAATGCTACCTGTCAGGCTGACCAATTCCATCTCGTTAAAGATTGCCCCATTGCTTTCGTTGTAAACAATTAAAGTGCCAAACTCCCAGTAGACTTGTTCTCCCCAATGGTGGCCTGTGTCCTGTACTAGATACCCAACATTGCTGGATTGTGGGTCACCTATTAGCCACTTGTCGTAAGCCCAAACCATGTTTCTCGCACGGTATTGTGCCAATCCTGACAGTGTGCTTACTAAAGTAAACCAAACAGGGGTTTGCAAAGCCTCGGATGCGGCTGCGTCATAAACTAATGTTTGGTCAGGCAGATGCACATAAAGATGCTGATGGTTCTTGTCGTTTCTGGCCTCCAGCTTGACCAAGGCTAATTGCGCCTCGCTGTACTGCAAAAGGATATTGTCAATCTCTTGCGTGCTGACTTTTTGAGTGGTGGCCGCTGCGCCTATATAAATGCCTGGTGCTTCATTGCGACCACTGCCTAGAAATGCTATGCGCTCAATAAACACGCAACAACCCTGTGTCCCGATAACTCCCTTTTGTATTTGTGCGCCATCAACCCTTGAAAATGGAAACAGCTCACCGCCTACGTTATCAAATACTTCAATGGTATTTCTATTTAACGCATAGACCTCGTTTCGCAGCTTTAGCAAAGCCACCACGGGGTCGGGGTCAACCTCTGAGCTTCCGTACTTCAAAGGATTAACGGCCAGCGGGTTAGATAACTCGGTGACGATTAAGAACTCACCATCGGTGGTCATGAAATAACCATCTACCCAGCAGAAGTCAAGCACAACACCAAGGTCGGGGTCAGTATTTTGTGTGAGTGTAGATGTACTTGGATTCCAAAAATATAGCCGTCCACCCGATGCAATTGCCAGTAAATCAAAACTGTAATCAAAGGTTACAAGTTGATTTATTGGCCCACCTACATCGCCTAAAGTAGTCACTACGCCAGTGCTAGATATTTCTACTAGCTTTGTACCCATCACTCTATAACAATCACCTTGCCAGTTGATACCGCCACGATCAATGCCTGGACCTGTACCGTTTGCCACAATCCCATCACCTGGCCTCAAAAAACCATTGCTGATGCCCGATACCTTAGGCACTGGCACAAGGTTCACAGGATACGATGTACGCAGTTCTGGAGTGTTGTCGGTGTAAATACCGTTAAGAATAGGTATTTGCATTACTTCGCCTTGTTTTTAGCTGAGATTTTCTTTGCTTTGGCCTGTGCGTCAGCTTTAGACAATGCGCCCCATGCCCTCAAACTTAACAGCAATCGAGTAGGTTCACCGTCTTTATATTCAGGGCCAGCATTGCCGCCCATACGAGCCAAGAACGATGCCCTGCGTGGGTTATCACCAGACTTGACGGGAGGCTTCAGATTCATGCCCTCTGCCTTAGCAGCAGCCCTTCCCTTAGCGTTCAATCCGCCCTTCGGGTTTTGGCCTTCTTTGCGAGCATAGGCTGGAGTTTTCATCTAAAGCCTTTAATCTTTTCAGCAATCTTTTTGGGTTGCTTGGCAAACTGCTTACCCGCTTTTGTAGCCTCACGCTTTGCCCGTGTGGTTGCCGCATACTCAGCCGCAGTCAGAGCTTTGATGGCCTTCTCAGGCAGATACCGTTCGCCAGTTTCAGACGATGGTTTGCCTGACTTGGTGCGCCAGTTTTGACTTGACCAATCTTTGAGGCTTTTTTGTGGGGCTTTCATTTATAGCCTCCACCCTTTTTCTTGTACTCCACCGCCAGCAATTGTGCTTTTCGGGCTGACCATTCATTTGGGTCGCCGCCCTTTGTCCCTGCCTTTATTTTTTCAAATAAGGCTTTCCGCATGGTTGGCTTCGTATAGTTGCCAGCCGCATTAACGGAGGACTTGGGCTTGGTTGCCATCAAGCAACTACCGCACCACGGAACCCAACAACCCACCAGTCCGTACCAGCAAACTGGAGAGTTACAGAATCGCCAATGGCATTAAAAGTGATTGTGGTTGCGCTGCCAAGATTCGTGGGTGTCAAAACACCAGTATCACCACCAGCGGCTTCTGCAACATAAATAACTGTCTTGATCTGTCCTTGTGCGCCATCTGCAAGTGTTAAAGCATTGCCAGTAGCAGTTGAAGTGAAAGCAGTTGCAAGACTAGTGATATTCACTGCACCTGCGCCACTCAATGCCTGAACTGTTGCTGATGCTCCAGTGCCACCATTTGCAACTGGCAAAGCACCAGTCACGCCAGTCGTTAACGGTAATCCAGTACATAAAGTAAGCACTCCAGAGGTCGGTGTGCCAAGAAGTGGGGCTATCAATGTGGGCGTATTGGCAAATACATTTGCCCCTGTGCCAGTTTCATCAGTCAGGACTGCCGCCAAGTTTGCGCTTGATGGGGTTGCTAAGAATGTTGCCACATTTGCAGCCAAACCAGAAACGCCAGTTGCAATTGGCAATCCTGTGCAATTGGTCAATGTCCCCGAAGTTGGTACGCCTAGAATCGGCGAAAGCAAGGTCGGGGTGTTATTGAACACCAAGACTCCTGTGCCAGTCTCATCGGTCATTGCTGCCCGTAGATTGGCACTTGATGGAGTTGCTAAGAAAGCCTGAATTCCAGCCGCATAAACCGTTTCAGCGTTGATTTGATACCACGAATTTGTAGGCTGATAGAACCGAATCGCTGTGGCTGTGCCAGCCGCCAATGAAGTCACTCCACCAAAAATAGCAGATGCACCATTCAACGCAATTGTCAGTGATGTAATTTCTTGCGTGGTTGTAATCAGCACCGTAGTGCCATCAGGCACACCAGTGTTCAAAGGTAGAGTAATCGTGCCTGTTGCCAGTGTTCCAGCGGGTTGCAAAAGCATCCATTGATCTTGGCTGACAGGGGTTGGAACGGTAATATTGAACCCAGAACCTGGCACGTAAAGATTCACCGACAGTGTGGGCGATGCAAAACTCTGCTGGAAAAACGTCAGCAAGCTGCCAATCGAGGTGCGTCTTGCATCCCCGTTATTTGGTGAATAAACGGGTAACTGATCTCCGCTAGAGATGACGTTCAGGACAGGCAGTTGGTTAATTGTAGGCATGATTGTCCTTAGTAATATTCAAGAGGCCCATCAGGGCCAGCGTTAACTGGATTTGCTGGTGGTCTGACATACGGATTATCGTACATGCGCCACGGCTTGTTGCCAGCACCTGAAGGCATAGTTCCAGGCAGTTGCTGTTCCAATGGAAATGTGGCTCGTTGCAGCAAGATGTCGTAACCCTGCTTGGCAGTGGTCTTGGTCTCAATCATCACTTGCTTGCCAAAACTCGGGGCGAGCCTGATAGCCAGACTGCAAATAATTGCTTCGTAAGCTGAATCAGGCACAAAGGTTTCTTCGTCTAAGTCGCTGTCCTGTGGGCTTGATGGCAAAGGGTAAGCCAAGCGGATGCCCTTGGCGTTCCAGTCAGCCATCATCGCGTCTAAGCGGCGCAGGGCTGATTGCAATTGCTCTGGGCCTAAATCAAAAACATAAGAGGCAAGTCCAATCTCTTCAAAGGATGCGCTTATGAATTGTCGTTTTGTGTAGCCCATTCCAGCTCCTCGATGTGTTTCAGCAGTGTCGCATCAGACCAGCGTTTGTCAACCTTCATTCCAATTGCTTCAGCTTGTTGCAACATCTCTTCGCGTGTTGCTGGACTTTCTTCTACAGGGATTTCGAAAACTTCAACAACAACTTCAGACACTACCACGACTTCACGCTTACCAATTGGCGATGGACGGATTTGTTTTGTTGCTTTGCGTTCTGCTGTTTGCGCCTTTTTAAGTTTGCGCTTTTGCAGCCGCAACTCTTTCCACGGGGCAAGAACCCTAGTCTTAACAATTGCGGCTGACTTAATCATTTCTTTTTCATTGGGGCTTTGCTTGGCTTACCAGCGGATTTTGCTGATTTTGCCGCCATGCCTAAAGACATTGCAATGGCTTGCTTTTGGGGCTTACCTGATTTCATCTCCATCGCAATATTCTTGCCTATGGTCTTTTTGGAATAACCTTGCTTCATCATTTTTAGCTCCATGTAGAACAGGCCAACATCTCTGCTGGCCTGTCTGGTTGATTAGCCGATCCGATACGAAACGAAGGTTTCGGCAGCAGTCTTGCGAGTGCGCCATGCGCCAGAGGTAACGGTGGCAACTGCGGCAGTGCCGACAATCGTGTGACCCGTTGCGGCGGCTGTAACCGTGAAGGCATTTGCGCCCGTAGCGATTACAGACCAGTCGAACGAATCACCAATTGCAAACTCACTGGCAGCGTCCAATACTGCACCGGTCGGCAGCGTGCCAGCAACAGCAGCAGCCGTGGTGGAGGTAACGATACCCGACAGGATCATCGCAGCGGTCAGAGCGCCAGTGGCGTTGAGCACGCCCGGCGTTCCTTGAAGCTGAAACTTCCCATCATCCGAAACTACCGGATCAGTGCCAACCGCGTAAGTTGCACCCGATGCACCAGCTTGGATAGTCACGCTAGTGGCATTGGTAAATGCGCCTGATACATAGGTGGTGTTTTCGACTACGGTCAACAAGTCCTGTGATTCAGGGAAATTGGGATAACCAACTTCTTGAAACACGCTTGCTGGCGAGTAGGCTTGAACGGCGATTTTCTC